CCAGACTTTAGAAAACTTATTAATGAATTACAAAGATATTCTGTAAGTGGTACTATTGACGCTGGTATTCTAGTTAATGTATCTGATGAAAATTTAAAGACACTTGTAACTCACCTCAAAGGTAAAGAGTTTAGTGATATGAGAAAGTGGGTTGTCAATAATCTTGATAATGATCCAGTTAAAATCTTTAGAAAAATTTATGACAATATGTATGATAGTTTACAACCAGAAACTATACCTCATGCTGTTCTCATTATTGCTGACTATCAGTATAAATCTGCTTTTGTGGCAGATCAAGAAATTAACTTGGTGGCTTGTCTAACTGAACTTATGTCCCAGGTTAAATTCAAATGATATACAATACAGATTGTTTAAAATTTTTAGAGACTATTCCTGATAGTTCTTATGATATTTGTATATCTAGTCCACCATATAATCTTGGCGTTAGATATAGTGAATATAAAGATACAAGAAGTGATTATATAGAATGGATGAAAGATGTTTGGTATGAAGTTTGTAGAGTTTTAAAACCAGATGGTCATTTGTTTTTAAATTTAGGATACTCTAAAGACAATCCTTTTGACACATATAAAGTTGCAGAAAATGTACCATGGTCTTTACAGAATAATATCATATGGGCAAAGGCTGTAGAAGTTGATGGTCGAGTAAGAGGATATAGTATACCTCATTCTAGTAAAAGATATCTACAAAATGGTTGGGAACATTTATTTCACTTTACAAAAAATGGTGATACACCTATCGACATAGAATGGTCTGGTGTTCCTTACAATGAAAATTATAATAACGCAGAAAGAAACGCAAAACGAAGTGGTAAAAATTATAGAGCCACTACTAACTGTTGGCATATAACATATAAAAGTAAGGCAACAAAAGAGATAACAAAAGAGATTGCAGGTCATAATAAACACCCAGCAATTTATCCAGAAACACTTGTTGAGAAATGTTTGAAAGTATCTGGTTTAAAAAATGGAGTTGTATTTGATCCATTTATGGGCACAGGCACAACAGCTGTCGTTGCTAAACATTATGGTTTAGATTGGGTTGGTTGTGAGATTGATAAAGATTATCACAAGTTTGCAAATGAAAGAATAGCGAGGACGATATAATGTATGAACTAAAAGAATATCTAAACGCTATCAACTTTACAAAGAAGGACATAATGAAGTCCGAAGATGAGTTATGGCGAAAAAAGTATCCTGCATTTATCGTAAACAAAGTATTGTCTGCTTTTTCAGACACCATAATGTTTGTCAATGAAATGAATAGAAATCACTTCATTGATAAGGATATGCAATTTCAATTTCTACTAAATAGTATTAGAACAAAGAAACGGTATAGTCCGTTTTTGAGGGCGAATAAACTAAAAGAAATTGAGTGTGTAAAAGAGTATTATGGATATAGTAATGATAAAGCAAAGTCCGCTCTTGATATACTCACCAAAGATGAGATAAAACTTATCAAGGACAAATTATATAAAGGTGGGACGAAATGAACGAATTAGATAACAGTTGGAATCCAGATAATATGTTGGAAGTACAACTAAAAGAACCAGACGATTTTTTAAAGGTTCGTGAAACACTAACTAGAATTGGTGTTGCCTCTAGAAAAGATAAAAAATTATTTCAATCATGTCATATTCTACATAAACAAGGTAGATATTTCATAGTGCATTTTAAAGAACTATTTGCATTAGATGGTAAAGAAGCAAACTTAACCGATAATGATGTTGAAAGAAGAAACACGATTGCTCAATTGTTAGCTGATTGGGGATTAATTGCAATAATTAATGCTACAGTTGCTGAGAAAAAAGCACCTCTATCACAAATCAAAGTCTTAGCATTTAAAGAAAAAAATGAATGGGACTTACAAGCAAAATATAACATAGGTAAAAAAGTAGAAGATGAAGGCACCCAAGTTTAGAGAATTTATAACTGAAGCTAAAGGTGATAGCAAACTTAAACTGCTCATCGTCACAGATGAGCCTGAAAAGGCAAAGACCTTTCATACTGCTGACAGATTAAAAGAAGAAGCAGATAAACTCAAAATTGAATCATATCTTTTTCATCTGTCTGGTGGTTACACACAATTTGAAAATGGCATTCGTACATTTCATAATAAGAAAGATGACAAAGGATTTGTAATTGATAATAACACAATTGCTATAGTTCGTGGTAGTGCCACTAGAAAAGACAGTTGGATGGACTTTATATCAATTCTTGAAAAGGCAAATGTTTGTTTAATAAATTCAAGACAATGTATTAGTATCTGTGTTGACAAATATAGATCAGCATTGAAACTTGGCGATTATGGTTTAACACAACCTAAATCTATACTAGTAAATAATCCTGATACAATACTAGATCAAATAGAAGAATCAGGTATTAAGTTTCCTTTGATTATGAAAACTCTAAGAGGTAGTAAAGGTGTAGGTGTATTGTTTATTGATAGTGAAAGAGGATTAGATTCTATTGTACAATTAATTAATAAACAAGACGAGGATGCTGATTTACTAGTGCAAGAATATATCAAAACAGATTATGATGTAAGAGTATTAGTATTAGGTGGTAAAGTTTTAGCTGCTATGAAACGACCTGTAATAGAAGGTGATTTTAGAAGTAATGTATCACAGGGTTCTGAACCAAAAAAAATTAAACTAACAGAATTAGAAATAGAAGAATCTTTAAAAGCTGCAAAAGCAGTAAATGGATTATGGACTGCTGTTGACTTTATACCAAGTAAGAATAGAGAAAAAGAACCACCATTTATGTTAGAGGTAAACTCATCACCAGGCACAGAGGGTATTGAAGAAGCAACAGGATTAAATATTGCTAAGGCAGTTATTGAGCATTTTCAAGATTCAAAAAATAGATTTAAAGTACCAACAGAATGTGGTCATAGAGAAATAGTTTCAATCAAACCATGGGGTGATATGGTAGCAAAATTTGATACAGGTAATTCTGTATTATCAGTTATTCATGGAGAAGATATAAAAGTTAAAGATGATAAAGTTTCTTTTACATTATTAGGTAAGAGACACACCTATCCATTAGAAAAAACTTATAAAGTTAAGATAGGATCAATTAGAGATTATACCGAAGAACGACCAGTCATAAGACTAGATGTTAGTTTTGCTGGCAGTTTATATAAAGACGAACCTTTCGGTATTGACAATAGAGCTGATATGGGTACAGAAGTTTTATTGACTAGAAGAATAATGACACAAATGAATGTAATGGTAAATCCAGCAAGAAAATATGTTGTTACTACTGAATATAGTTTAGACTAGACGCTTTACAAATCAGTTATAATGTGTTATAATGACAATGCAAGGAGTGAAAAATGGCAAAGAATCATCAAACAGAAAACGCTTTATTCAAAGCATTAACTAAACAATACGAATCAGAAATAGCATCCTCATATGCTACTCTATTAATTTATTTTGACAACTCTGTTGGTATTGGAGAACATCCACAACAACTAGAAGAAATGAATAAGTTAGTAGATAAAATGGCTGCGGCTGAAGATAAACTAAAAACATTAAACAAACATTTTAACAATACACAGATATAGTGAAATTTTATACAAGTGTGCTGCCGTATAAAGGCAAACTACTAGTTCGTGGTATTAACCATGACGGCAGCCACAAAAAGTTTAAAGTAAATTACAAACCATCTTTGTTTGTTCCTTCTCAAAAAGAGACAGGATATAAAACATTAGATAATAGAAATGTTGGTAAGATTACTTTTGAAAGTATATATGAAACAAAGAAGTGGATTGATGAATACAAAGATGTTTCTAACTTTGAATACTTTGGCAATACGAGATATCAATATCCATATATTGCAGATAAGTTCCCAGGTAAAGTTGATTGGGATATTAAACAACTAAGATTAATTACAATTGATATTGAGTGTGAAAGTGAAAATGGTTTTCCAGATGTAGATAAGGCTGAAGAACCTTTAATCTGTATTACTGTAAAAGATCATGCAAGAAAAAGTATTATTGTTTTTGGTTGTGGCAACTTTGTCAATGACCGTGATGATGTAAAATATTTTAAGTGTTCAACTGAAAGAGACTTAGTACAAAAGTTTACAAAGTTTTGGACTGCTTACAATCCAGATATCGTAACAGGTTGGAATGTTAAGTTCTTTGACATACCTTATTTGATGAATCGTTTTAAATATCTTATGGGCGATGAATATATTAATCAATTTAGTCCATGGGGTATTGTATCAGGTGGTACATCATTATCATTAGGATATAATAGAACACAAAACTATTATGATATACTTGGTGTTACAACATTAGATTATCTTGACTTATATCGTAAACACACATTTGTTAGGCGTGAAAGTTATAAACTAGATTATATCGGTGAAGTAGAACTAGGTGAAAATAAATTAGATAATCCTTATGATACTTTCAAAGACTTTTATCAAAACGATTATCAATTATTTGTAGAGTATAATATTCAAGATGTTGAACTAGTTGATAAGTTAGAAGATAAAATGCAGTTGATTGCTTTACACTTAACTATGGCTTACGAGGCAAAAGTAAACTATCAAGATGTGTTTGGTCAAGTTCGTATGTGGGATACTATTATATTTAATTATCTCAAAGAGAATAAACTTGTTTGCCCTGCTGTAAATGAGAATCAATACTCTGGTGGTTATGAAGGTGCATATGTAAAAGATCCTGTTGTAGGTTTTCATGATTGGATTTGTAGTTTCGATTTAAACAGTTTGTATCCACATCTAATTATGCAGTATAATATTTCGCCTGAGACAATGGTTGGATTTGAACCTAACTCTGTGAGTGTAGAAAAAATGTTAAATCAAGAATCTGATTTATCTAATTTACAAGGTTCTACTATGACACCTAATGGTGCTATGTTTGATAATAATAAACAAGGTTTTCTTCCTAAATTAATGAATAAGTTATACAAAGAACGAGTTATCTACAAAAAGAAAATGATTGAATCAAAAAAGTTGTATCAAGAGACTGGCGATAAAAAATTATTAAATGATATTGCAGCCAATCATAACATTCAGTTGGCAAGAAAGATTGCATTGAATAGTGCTTATGGTGCTATTGGCAATCAGTACTTTAGATATTTTGATGTAAGACACGCTGAAGGTATTACAAAGGCAGGTCAACTTGCAATTAGATGGATTGAAAGGGATGTAAATAGCTATTTAAATGACTTACTTAAAACTAAAAATGTAACCTATGTTGTGGCTTCTGATACTGATTCTATCTATGTAAAACTTGGTGCAGTTGTCGATAAAATATTTAAAGATAAATCTGATACAAGAAAGATTGTAAAAGTTCTAGATAAATTTTGTGAAGAAAAATTACA